GTTTCCCAGTCACGATCCATCCGCACATGGGATGGAACTATGGAAGAAGCAATGAATGCTTACGTTGATTTGCGTAGAGGTCAAGGCAGAAGGCCATTTATTGATGGCCCTCACTTTGAGTTAATGCTTTAGATGGGCTAACTTATCTGAATGACGAGATAAAGTCTTTAAAGTTTTATCACGACTGTATCCTAAGAAAGACATGCGTCTGCATATAGAGTCTTTGCTTTTGCCCTCTAAGGCTAGTCTGATTATTTCTTTTGTTTCTGGTCTACCGTCTCTGCCACCCATGTTGTAATCAACAGGTAAGTTTTGCTTTAAGAATCGGCTTTGCCCATCTCTTTCTCTAGCTCTTTTATTAACTTGCTTTGCGTCTTCAAGCATTGCGGCTAGTAGCTTTTCATTCATATGTGATAGCCTTCTTTTCTTAGTTTGTTTACAAATTGATTTAGTTCAGAACGTGCTGCCCATAGATCTTGTTTTACATTTGGATGTGGGTCAGTTCTGTTTTCTTCATCGATTAGTGTATCAACTCTGCGCTTGAGAAAGTCTAACTCTACTTCATGTGCGCGATGTATTTTCATTGCTTTCTCCCTTGCTCTACGACAGGCCAGAATATGTTATTGCGATGAATGAAATTATTGAGGCCAGATAGTTTTACGTCAAGTATTTTTGCTGCTTGTGTTTGTGTGCAGCGAGATTGCGCCAATGCTTTTACTAGCTGTAGTTTTTCTCGCTTGTGACGTTGCGTCATTTCTTCCCATGTTTCCATGTTATTTCCTTTGGGTAAAAAAAAGCCCCGCTATGCAGAGTGATCTGACTAAGCGAGGCAGTTGTGAGGAGGGCAGGACGTCCCTCTGGAGAACTAAGCCTAGCTTAGAACGGAATGCTATCTTCTGGCAAGGACGAAGATGCAGATTGTTGACCTTGTTGTTTGTCGCTTATCTGAAAAGACATATAAGGTTTACCATCTTTCATGCGCCTCCACCCAGCAATCCGTTTGTCTTCACCAACGGGGCCAGAGTAATCGGGTGCTGCATCATTGCCCTTCTTGTCATTGTCAAACATTACAGCCATCTTTTGATAGACCTCGACAATACCCCGACCGTCTTTGGTCTGGTCTTTGACAAGAACTACTTTTGAATCTACGCCCTCTACGTTGACCTTACCTTGCAAGATCATCTGCTGCGTTGGGAATGGTGTAAAGGCTGCGCCTCTGTTTGTATCGTCATATTCTGCCATGCTTCTGGCTCCTGTATTGTGTGACTACCAGCCACTGCTCTTGTTTCCACTATCTTGATCGTACTTATTGCCATCCATCTTACCTAAGAAGATGTCAGCATCACAGCCAATGTGCGACAGTGCTTTAGTTAGGCCATCAGTGATAGCCATCTTCGGTGCATCTTCAGCCATACGACCCTTAGCTGCATCAAAGAACTTACGGCACCCTGTGAAGGGGCCAAATGAATTTGCTGGTGTGCCATGCCAAACAGTAACATGCGCTAGCACAGCGCTGTCTCCGTTGCTCACAGGCACAATCTCTGTTGTGTTGTGCCAACCCCAGCCCCCACCAACTGGCCCGAACTGCTCAGTCATCTTTCTGACTTGGTATTGTGGGTCAATAGCGGTGAATGATCGGCTACCGAAGCTGACCTTCTTCAGATATTTGGGGTCTGAAGAGGCCAGCTTGTCCCAGATGTCGAGGTTATTAGTCATTGTTGGTTCTCCTTGTTATGCGGAGTGATCCCCGCTTGTCTCGTTTGATTGTAAGGTGGTCGCAGTAAACTTCTCTTTCGTTGCTGCCGACCATGTTCTTGAGATCTTTCTTTGCGTTCTCGAACACGCGGTTATGTTCGTAACCGTTGATGTAGGTAATTGATGCGTCGATGAATTGGTTGTCTGTGCTGGCATCTCGCTTGACCATGTTGTCCACCTCAATCTTGTCAATGGAGATGTCTGGCGTTTGAACACCAATCGGTTCTTCGTCGCGTACAACGTAACCCCAGAAGTCTGACACCACCGCCCACATAGAATCGAAATAGCGTAGGTCGAACGAGACATGTGCAGACTCCCATCTGTTATTACCAAAAATTACTGAGAAATAAGCGCCGTCTGCTTTGGCAAGATAACAGTACAGTTGTATCTGTGGCATGTAGTATTCAATAATATCATCCATAGATTTGTACGGATTAGTATGCTTGGCTTCGACTATGAAGCTCCCCCACTTGGCATCAATCATACCTTTGGCTGGTACAGTACCAATCTCTAGCTCATATTCATGCTGATGATTAGACAGAACACAATCATGTTCCCGTTCAAACCATTCAAGATTGAAGTCTTCAGTCCAGCTACCGAGTTGTACTGCAATATTGCGAGACAAGTCTTCTGACTCTATGCGACCAGTTTTAATTTGCCATAGCTCAAGCCAGTTGCCATTCATAATTTTTACGCAGTCGCTGCCGCCTATGAAACCTTTACGTTCCATCGAGTTCTCCTTTTATTATATGGGTTAGACTACTGCATACATGCAGCTTATTCAAGATATTTCTTGAAGTCAGCGTGAGTAAGATCAGTAAGCTCTAACAGCTTTTCTTTCTGCTTGCCCTTAAGATAGCCCTCGCCAATAGGTTCGCCGTTCTTAATACGCTTGGCCATTATCTCATACTCATCTAGTACATAAGAATACTTCTTGTATTCTTTAGCATAGTGCGGTGAGCTTGTGGCTTTGTTGATGTGTGCATCCCACACACTACTGGCTACTGCATTGCCTAATGATTTGGGTTTCTTCATGGCTTGTAATACTCCGCTACTTTTTTACCACTTGGAAGCTCAATCATAGTTTTTTCTATATGATAGCCAGAAGTTTTAAGTTCAGATATTCTAGCTGATAATCTAAAGCAGCCGAATAAATTTAATGCTTCTAGTGAGGTTAATCGCTTACCTTTTTCAAGGTGAGCTTTTATCATTTTGTTTTGATTCTCCATTTGCGTTCTCCATAAGTTTAAGGAATTGATCACCGCTCATGATGACCAGAGTTTGCGGACTTCCTGTCCGTCTTTTATAGAAGGCAATGTCTCGCCTATCTAATACTGTAAATGGGCTAGGGAAGTTGGACTTATCTCTATATTTTACTTCTCCCACCAGTTCTTGTCCGAAGAGTTCAAGCTTGATGTCGCCGCTATACTCTCCTCCCAAGCTGCCTGAGAGGGGTTGTCTTTTCGCTTTGATCTTCGCTTTCGTAAGCCAGTCGACGAACCACTTTTCGTGGTAAGTTCCTTTGTTCTTGTTACGATTTGCCATTTATCCTCCTCATAGCAATGAAGGCAGACATACCAATGCTTCTCGTAAGTAGCCGCACCATTGTTTTTAAGTATTGCAACGAACCAAGTGGTAGTAGTTTGACACGCAATGCAATCAATCGCGCTGCCTTTTTTTGACTTCGATGTCATAACCTAAAGCATCCAGCCAACACATCAGCATGAACCCAGATGGGATACGCTTCTGTGCTTCCCACTTGTGGATCAGTGATACAGTGCATCCGATTTTATGAGCTAATGCTTCTTGGCTTAAACTTAGCTCGTACCGAGCGTCGGTTAATATCTTTACCAGAAGATCGTAGTCTTTCGGTATGCTCACGGGCTTGTTGTATCGAGTGAAGTTCTTCGATAGCATTGATTACTTTCACTGCGGTATCGTATCTCAGTTCGGTGTCTCCGTTTATTGATCTATAATAAGTAGACGTTGGAACGCTGGCTCGTTTGAAAGAGGTGAGCAGAGAGATGTCTGTTTCCTCTGCTCTATCTTGTAGGTGTTTTAGATACGACTTCATACTGCACTAATGCAGTAAGTCACTCGTCGTTGTCAAGATCCTCTGGTTCTATTTCAATCTCACAGTCACCATTGCAATTAAAGCAAGTGTCTTTGTACTCTTCTTCGTAGCCTACATCGACATCGAAACCTTGCCTAATAAACCTAGTGTAAGTCAGAGTGCCATGACCATAGCACTCTGGGCATTCAATATGGGATGTGGTCATCAACATCTGGTATGTCATGGTTATCCTCCCAAGCTTTGGTTGCACGTTGCAGAAACTTCTCACGATTAAAACGTGGGTTAGTTTTCTCTAGCTCATCAGCTATTGAATGTAAGTGAGAGGGCCAACCTACCATTGGCCCAATCGTGTCTGCAATAAATTCATAGTGTTGTTTACTCATCCGCATTTTTCTTCTCCATTTTCCAAACACGAATGCCTTCATCAACTGTTCTAGTCATTCCTTTATAACCAAATCTATTTAAAGAAGTGCGTAGACCCATTGCTTGCGATCTTGTTTTGAGGAGAACGCTATCTCCAACCTCCATTTTTGTTGCAAGCCTTGACCAAACACCTGATTTTCCGTGAGCAGATACTGGAATATTCTTTTCAATTTTATAGTTCATTGTGATTCTCCTTTGATTTACAAATAGCCATACAAGATTCATATGACCCGTTACCTTTCCATGTGTGAAGGTTATCGATACGACCTTCGTTAAGTTCCTCCTCTCCTTCAGCCAATGCTTTAGCTTTTGTTTTATGTTTAGTTGACAGCACTAATGTGCTGCCATCTGTGCGCTTGCTAAACCACCAAGCACTATTCATTCTGTATACTTCGCCGTGTCTCATGCCATCTCCGTCCATTGTTTTGATTTCATTGCGCTAGCAATCTGCAATTCACGATTGTACTTAGCAATCTCTGGCTTACGCAGATCCTGTGTGTGCGTAGCCCAATAAGTAAGGCAGTTGTATAGCGCCCACTTATTGGAGCCGAGGCTGCTGCGCTCGTTGCTCCAGATGCTTAGCAAGTTTTCTAGTTGCTTTTCGTTGGTCTTGGTGACTGACTGCTGGCGTGTGAATGCTTTGCAGACAGTCTTCTTAAAGAAGTTCTCGATCTGTGGTTGCTCTAGCTTGGTGTGCATCCAGCTTTGCCAGACATCCTTGCGAGATTGAAAGTGCTCAAGGCCATTGATTACTTTGGCTGCTGCACCTTCAACGTTGATCGATGCAGTGTGCTTGTATCTACTGCGCGCCACTGTGTCGGGTGTGGTGCAACCATTGAGGCACCATAGCCGTAAGCCATTGGCTTGCTGAGAAAAGGACCAAGACGCATCGTAGCTATTGAAGAAGCTGACTCGGAACTTAACGTAGTCACCGACTGCTGGTTCAACAGTAAGATTATTAAATAGTATCTCACCTCTTAGCTTGCGACCGTCTTCAAGCACATCGACGCTTACTTCATAATCGTTTGATAGATCTGCTGACTTCACTCCGTCAAGAACTGAGTTGACTACATCATCGTGCGATACAATCTTGTAGCGTGATCCGTGTACGCCCAACACCTGATCGGTGTCGGTACGCACAACAGCTTGATGACCAGCAATGATGTTGCCAAGCTGGTCGTGGATTGGTTGTTGTTCAACAGGAAAGTTGAAGTCGTTCATTGAGAAATGTTTCATGCTATACCTCCTCTAGTTTTGCATGTATGTCTGCAAAGCAAACTGCAATTTGTTCCATTGCATGTGGTCTTTTGCAGTTTTTAATTGCATCTGAGTGATCTTTGAAAAATTCATGGATCGCTTCGATGTCACCTTTGGTAAACATTACAGACAAAGGTAGCTCTGCATAGTCGATGTAGTTGAGTCTCATGTTAGTTCTCCTTGGGTTATGTCCTGCATTATTGCAGTGACAATAGTTAAAGTCATTAGTTACGTTACGTTACTTTGTTGAGGATATAAGTCTTCATAATGCATATATCTCTGAGCTATTAGCTGTAATCTTTTAAAGACAGCTTCATTCTTTTGTAGCTTTTCCAATGTTCCTAAAGCTCCATTGCATGAATCACATAGAAGATGTCGAACAACTTTTATTGAGGTGTCATGCTTATGGTCTACAACATATCTAACATGCTCATTGAATGGACGCTTACATCCATCACAGCAATATTCTTGCCACTCTAACTGAGCATCTATCCATCTTTGATCTATGCCATAGTTTTGTTTTAATCTTTGAAACTTCTTTTGAATTGGTGTGCTTGGCATTTACTCAATCCTTTTTTGGTTTTCGTTTTGGTTTTATCGGTGACGTTTCGTGTTTGTGAATGACGCACTGCACTTCACCGTGAGCAAGTGAAGGATTCGTTTTTAAAAACTGATCGCATTCTTCTGGCGTAGAGAATGCCACAAATGCAATCCAAACTGTTTTGAGCATGCTGTCTCCTAAGTTAGCAGTGATAAGCATAGAAACAGTGCCGCGAAGAGCGACACTGCTGTGATGACATTGAGTAGTAACGGGGGCACTAGGCCACCCGCTTTCTAAGATCGTTGAAGTTGCGCGCCTTGGGTGCTGCGGTTGGGCGTGAATTGGGAAGCCATGTCTCACCGCATGTAATGTGCTTGTAAACCTCAAGGTCAGCGTCATGACGTGTCTGTAACTCGTCAAGCTCTGGGCAGAGACGGTCAATCCAACGTTGGCTGCGCTCGATGTCGCTGATGTTCTTAGCTTCGACTGCTGTATCGTAATCACCGAGTGCATCAGCAATTTGCTTGCGCTTGAAGTTCAAGCTGTTGTGTGAGGTGTAGCAAGCATCGCGTGCTAGTCCGACAAGAAACTTGTCGTTGACAGCAGTGCCACCTGTTTTGGCATCAGGATTAGAGATGTCGTGGTTATGATAGTTAATAACCTCTAGTTTCAGTTTTGCGAGTTGAGATAATGTCTTAGTCATTTGCTAGTTCTCCTATGATGTGGTGCGAGGGACATCCCCGCAACACGGCCCAATATCCTCATGGCAAA